CATATCCATGTCATAGACTAGAACATCGTCGTGCAAAGGTCTAATCTGTGCTTTGATTGGATCATACATTATTTTTTACCCTTTCTATCTATGATTTCTTCTTTGACAGCTCTAGGATTATTTTTATAATAATCGGCGAGAATCTGTTCTCTGGTCCTTACGACCTTTCCGCCTGCCCCTAGCTGATCACCTCGAGCATTTACTTTCATATTACCCACAGCAGGCAATGACTCGTTCTTGAGATTCAATTGTTCCATATCCAACTGTTTGCCTCTCATTGTTGTGTATAGCTTACCCATTTTATTTCTCCTTGAAGAATTCTTCTATTGGTAGATTGTATTTAACACTATCTATCTTATGGACCCCTATCAAAAAGAGTACGTAACTTGCCACGCTACTGCCTCGACCTACTCCCCAAACTACGTTATTTTTTCTTAGGGTGTCCACTACGTATTTCATCGTTTTTAATACAGGAATCATATTATTTTTATGATAAAGCAATAATTCTTTATTCAATCGATCTTGATTTTCTTTCGGACAAACATTGGTTAGATATTCTTCTATATCCATCGATTTGTAAGATTCTGGTATCAACCAATTGTTGATATCGATAGATGATCGAGGTATTGGATAATCTAATCTTTCTTTATAGATCCTAGAAATATATCTTTCAATGTCAGAACTATCTGCACAGGATTTAGACAATATGCCTAACCCATGATTGACTACGGCTTTTACTAATTTTTGTTCTATTTCAGTCGACATTTATAAGTTGATCCAGATCTCCGTCTATGTTACTTTGGGTTTTAGTCCTCAGTCTTTTAGACATTTCCTCCTTATATATTGTAAGGAAAGTTGAGATCTGTGTCAACAGTTCAGGCTTACCTAACCGGCTGGCTTGGAAGTATTTCCTGGTTAGTTCGGTAACTTTGTCTTCGATTTCGGAATCTTTTAATTCCGAAAGGTCACCTTCAAAAGGATGGAACATTAGCTAAATTGTCCTAGATATCTCATAAAGATAGCATTTTCGTTGTGCTGCCATACTTCTACGAAAATCGGATTTTCATTTGATTCTACAATAAATGGTGCAGGGAATCCGGAACTTTTTTTAAGAACAGTGATACCAGAAGTTACAAAATTCAAAGTCCTAGCGGTTCCGTCGCCGTATAATTCTAGAGTGACTTTTCCAACTCCGGGAGTAAGTAATGGATTTGAGTTTGTTGGAAAATTTACGAATTCTATATCGGAGTTCACGCCGAATCGATAGATCTGATACGATCCATTTTCGAAATCAATATTTAAAGGAGCGCCCAGTGCTTCTGCGATAACGCCACCATCTACTCTTCTTTCTTTATTAAATTGTAAAACAGCGTTTAATATTAACGAGTTATTGAAATCATTGTCTTCGTTGAGTTTGGCTGTGTTATCTTGTAGATCAGTTATTTCTGTTTGAGCGGATCTTAGGCTAGTTTTGATCGTGTCAAAGTTATCTCTAAAAACCTGTGTGTCGTTGTCCTGTCCTGCGACAGGAAAATTTTCATTGATACTTAAATAATTTATTGCACTTGTCATGGTAATTTTTCTCCGCGTTGTGGGAACGCAAGATATTTATTCTCTATCTCGCCGTCTAGTACATCGATCAGATATCTATCTGCTTCGAAATCTAATGTTTTAAAGTCATATCCGCTGCTTTTGATTCTGCTGATTATTCCATTACCAAAACCAGGCAGACAGTAGCAAAGTATCAATGCTTTAACATATCCGGTTTCTGCGACATCTCCGTCTTGTATGCTACGCATCCACAAAGGTAAAAATTCTCTGTCTCTTTCACCTACAGATGCGATTCTCTTTCTCATATTCTTGATAGAATTCGGAAATATACGTTGATGATCGCTGTCGCTGGCAAACGGTATATCACTGTCAACTTTGATAGCGTCGTAACTGATCAATACTTTGCTTTCTATAGTATTTGAAAGTTCTATAGCATTGGCTATACTTTTTCCGTTGGTTTCGTACTCGTCTGCTATTTCTACATATATAACTTCGTAAATTGTTTCTTGTGTTATAGGATCCTTGGCTTTAGCTACTTTAATATCTCCAAATTTTATGCGCTTTCTATAGTGATTGCGGCTCATCGCTTGTATGTAATTTACAGCTTCGACTGATTCGATACCAGCATAGATTAAAACTTTTAGTTCATTCTGTACACCAAAATTCACGTCTCCATATCTATAAATTTCGTTGGATCTAAAGATATTGCTGTTAGTAATAAAATCAAACCATTCTAATCTCTTGTTTTTAGGTTGTAGAGCTTTGAGATAAAGGTTGGCAAATGTTTTTGTGTTGTCTGCTACGACTTTTATTTGGAATTCTTTTATAGATTCTGCAAAATTAGCACCGTCTCTGGCCTTGACAGCAAACGTGAAAAGTTTATCAAATGAGGTAGTAGATCCGTCCCATGTTCCTGAAAATTCTTTGTACATGCCCGAACTATCTTCTACGGAGCTATTAAGACCAGCGTCATCTAATCTTTCAAAAAATCTTGTTAGACCAGGACTGTCGCTATCAGCGAATTGATTCACTTTACCTTCTATAATTCCGGTTCCTAAAAGTTCTAGGCCAGGAGGTAGCTCACCGCTGACTAATTCATAAAATACTCTTCCACCATAAAGCAAACTGTTTGCTTTGAGAAATAATCTACTGGGTTGGTTGGGTTTTATTTCCCCGATCAGTCCGTCACTGACCCATTCTATGGCACTGTCTATTTCACCGATGATATCTACTGTGAATGTTTTTTCCGACGATGCTGTAGCTTTCTCCCAGTACTCTGGTTCTAAATTAGGTATTCTATTTCTATGTATCTGTGTACATATATAAATGTCATTTAGGTAAACTATTGTGTCGTTGGCTTGATAGATCGTAGTTATGTTCCAAGACCCTAGATAATTCAAGGTTGAACTTCCTAGGGTTATCGGAAAATCTATAGCTCGAAGCGTAAACTGATAAGTTTTGGTTACTGCTGTTTGATATCCAACTTTTCCAGCGATTTCTCCAGTAATTGCATCTAGTGCCATGCCCGGTGGCAATTGGCTAAGGCTTCCGTCTGGATTTTCATTCAATAATAGATAACTTATAGTGCCTGACAATGTAGGAGGATCGTACACATCTAAATATAAAGTGATATAATTATTTGCTCGATATCTTCCTAGATAACTTTCTGTTATCCACAGAGGTACTCGATTTCCAGTATTGTCTGCTCTAAATAGGTTAGTATCGACTTGTATAAGACTGTTATCGGCTTGTAAAAATTCTTCAGTGACTACCCACATACGGAAAAGTCTGCGTACTTCGTTCACGCCGTCAGATACGGCTATTATAAACGAATAAAATCTACTTAGTCTTCTCGGTACCTGACTGTTTTCTGAATAGTCAAATGTGGTATTATCATACAGATAGGTATCAAATCCGTTAGAGTTAGCCTCGGGTTTATCTAGCGGCAGTATGTCGAAAGCTCCGGTGTCGTAAGCACCAGTAACATTTGTAGAGAATTGCACCGAAAGTATCGGTTCAGTGAAGCCAGTGATCCTTCCATCTCGGCTCAGAGAAAGTCCAGGAGGTAGTTCGCCCCCGTTTGGCACGATGTAATATTCTAGAACATCTCCAGCGATCTCGTCAGTGTCGTAAGCATCGAGCTGGAAATCGACAGCAGCATCGTCTAAAACAAAATAATTTTCACCTTGACCTACTTGTAGAAACCCTTCGGGGGTTTCCCATACGGGAATATCCGAACCGTCTACTGACATAGTAAATGTTCGATCTTCAAGATCAATACCGTCTGTTGCACGTATAACAAATTTACTAGTGGTAAACTTTCTTACTTCGGTAGGGCTTCCTTTGATAATATTACCGGTTAGCCTTAGTCCTCTTGGTAGACTACCGGCTAATAAACTATATGATACGGTACCGTCTGGAGATTCTGCAGATAGAGGAACCTCTATGATCTGCCTTTCAGTTAGTATTCCTAGATCGCCTGCTGGTGTGTTCCAAATTACAGCCATTGATCTCTCCTTAGATTCCGCCTATATCTAGACTCATTCTTCCAGGATTAGTTATAGTACCAAAATCTATGTTTGCTGTAGCTAATGCAAATTGTATAGGATGTTCGTAATCTCCAGTGACGTTTCCAAAATCATAGCTCAATAATATCTGTTTCAGATCTAGGATCGTATCAACTTCTATAACACCGGTTATAGAATCAGCAGTGACTTCAACATTTCGAGCACCTTGTCCGCCTTGTATGGTTATATTGTTAGTTCCTGCGATTTCGTTAGCGGTTATTGAATCACTGTTTGTGGTAATTCTAGTAAAAGCATCTGCCTGTGTAGAACTAATTCTTACTGATTCTTCAAATCCAGCTAAAGCGATTTTAGCACCAGCTACGAGATTCTTAAACTCTAGATTAAGGCCATTCTTCTGTTTAAATATGCCTTCGCCCGTGATTCCAATATTGCTAGCAGTAACAGTTAGGCTAGTCTCGAGTTCTGCGAAGTTAGCATTGACTTTCTGGAACGCGGTGCGTAAGTCGTCGCCTAGTCCGTCATTTACTCTGTTACCTATGTTGATTGTTTGTATGGCCATTTTACGCTCTCTTTAGTATATTTATTTTAAACATCCGTTGTGTTTGCTCTCTATCAAAAATTTATTGAGGTGTTCCTACATAGATATTGGTCGTGTTCCATTCAACAACATAGAACTTACCAGCCGCTGCCCACATCAGACCAAGACCTACAAAACTAGCTGGCAATGTAGTGTTGGTCCAACTACCGCCATTAGCTAGATCGAAATTCACACGCCAAACATCAGTTGCTGTCCAAGGACTTACTAGAACTATACTAGAACCTCCTATATCTACAGAGTCCAATACTACGATACCTTCGCCACCACCGTTGGATCCGGTCGTTACCTTAGTTGCATTATTATTGAAACCATCAGCATTAGTAGAAATCAAAATTTGCGAATTTGCTCTTACCTGCAACATGAATCCAATATCGCTAGCCCATGCTGCTCCCGATATACCAGTATTTCCTACCTGTACAAAAGGACTCGGCGTTTGAATAATGACCTCGGAACCGGCAGTGGTACCATCGCTATACCAGTAACGATTTGATAAACTGGAACTGGTTACTACGGCCTGTGTCTGTCCATATCCTTCTGCCGCATCATTAACGCTACTTTGATTTTGAGTATTGTCACCGGTGATAGTGGCTGTAGTCCATGTTATTCCGTCGGAAGAATATGAGGCTGTCGGTGGATTCGAACCTGCCCCTGTTATTAATTTATAAACACCATTAACACACATAAGACCTGATCCACCACCTAACGGATAGCCAGGAGGCGTTGATAGTGTTATATCGTGAGCTGTCCAGGTACTGCCATCGTCTGTGCTAGTCCATGATGCTGTTCCCTGATATCCTATCGCTACTAATCGACCGTCTGAATTCCTCCTTGATATATGTCTAACCGGTTGGCTAGTCGAAGGAGAAGGTAAGACCACTGAACCGAAGTTCCCTCCAGTGCTAGTCCATATGGTATCGTTAGGGGCCGAATCACCAGGGGCAAGCATCATCGTTTCATCAATTACTACGACATCTTTTGGAAATTCCGTGCTAGGTCGAGTGATGGTACTCCAACTAATGCTGGAATATACGAATGCAGCAATAGGACCAGTGAATGCGGTAAATTCCGAGACTGATCCTTTGATATTAGTAGCTGTTACCTGACACCTTAAAGTATCTCCTACATCGTCTCCAGTGGGTGTATAAGTACTGCTAGTAGCTCCAGCAATGATACCTACTTGATTATACCATTGATAGGTAAAAGTAGGAGACGGTACGCCGTCCCAGGTTCCGGTGCTGGATGTCAGTGTTTGGCTTTGCTGTTCTGTTCCGGTGATCTCTGGGGCTATCGTATTACTAGGCAATTCCCCGAGATTTGATCTCCTCATGCCCGATCCGAATGTGCTTGTGAATGTTCCCCAGAATGGCATATTATGTTCCGAATGTTGTTAGAGCACCAAACACTGTGTAAGTTTCGCCGATATTGACGATACTGAAAGTAACGATGTCTTTTTTACTGTTGTTAGGAGTAGGTTCAGTACTGTCTTGCCAGTTTATAGTCTGTGCCGAGCCGCCTATTTGTACAGCGTTAGGTAAGTAAGCAGTTCCCCCTTGCACTAATATTAGAGAGATGTTTGTTCCCTGTCCTGGTGCTATATCAAGATTAGTGAAGTTCGCAGTGAAGTTTCCGCCGATAGAAGTGTGATAGAATACACTTCCTGTAGAAAGATCATGTACTACTGTACTAGTAGCTCCAGTTTTTTCTACGACAGTTTCTTTGACTTTGCTGGTAGTTAGTGCAGAGGTAACTACTGACGTTGCTGTTAGATTACCTATAAAATTAGTTGCTGTTACAGAGTTATCGACAAATAGCTCGTTCTCTACGGTAACATCTGAGTTGAATACTACAGCAGGCACAACAGTTATCGCAGAAGAATCAGTAGTATCTAATGTACCGGTAAACAAAGTAGTAACAGTTATGTCGCCGAAGCCTGAAATAGATCCACTACCATCACCAGTCAATGTAGTAAAGCCACTTATGGTACCACCTGAGTCACCAGTGATATTTGTAAAGCCACTAATGTCACCACCAGTATCACCAGTCAATGTAGTAAAGCCACTTATGGTACCACCTGAGTCACCAGTGATATTTGTAAAGCCACTAATGTCACCACCTGTAGCACCTGTGATGTTTGTAGCGTTTGATATGTCTTGAGTCGCTAGATCTAATGTCACTCCCGTAACATACGCATCAGTAATACCGTATCCTGATATAGTTGTAGGAGTATTTGCAACATCACTCCAATCTACAGAAGCTGCAATTACTCCGGTTAATGCGCTACCGTCTAGTGCAGGTAGAGCTCCCGTTAACACAGTTGCATTGATAGTACCATCTACCCCATCGACTAATTTTGTTGAATCGTCAGCAAATACGCTTCCTATAACATCACCAGTCAGTGTTCCGGAGATTCCTCCTGTAAACAGACCTGTAGTAGTTTCGATAGGACCGACTATCAAACCTTCTGTAGCATCTATTAGTCTAGTACTATCATCAGCAAACACTGAACCGATTAGATCAGTAGTGATTGAACTGAGATTAGTTAGTGTAGAAGCACCTTGGAAATCTAGTTCGCTACCTGGAGTGAGACTGACGTAGCCGTCTAGTTCAACGGTTCCGCCTCCGGGTCCGCTACCTATTCTTGTCAACGATGATTCTGTACCTAGATATAGCGAACCATTGGCATAACCTTCCTCAACATTTCCATCGCCGCCGTCGAGGTATAAGTTTCCACCTTCGCTTAAACTAGTGCCTGATGTCTGTTGTCCTCGAATAGTGAAATCTACTGGAAGTCCAGAAGTCTTGTTCTCTGGTGTTATCGTTGCTCCGGTTGGTACAGTGAAATTACCGTCCTTACCGAATACAAAATCATATTCTCCTGCTCCGCTGGCATTGGTTCTAATAATAATGTCGCTGTCATCGGGTGTGGCTCGAAGATAAAAGTATCCGCCTTCGTCTACAAACGCCTGACAACCAGTACCGGCAAAGTTTACAAAATACGTGGTAACAGTATCGTTATTGACGTCACCGACTATCAACCCTTCTGTGGCATCTATTAGTTTAGTGCTATCGTCAGCAAACACTGAACCTGTGATATCACCTACTACATTACCTATAATGTTTCTAGACAGAGTAGCATCTAAAGTTAGATTGATAGATCCTGTTCCTGCATCGGTAGTCAATCCGTTGCCTACTGCTAAGCTGGTTACACCGGTATTAGTAAATGTCAGAGTATCTGTCAACGGTGCAGTAGTAATGCTTAGTCCGGCACCACTGACTTCGATGTTTAGTGTATCACCTGTGCTGTCAGCGGCCAGAGGAGTCTGTGTCGGAACAGCTACGATACTGAATACCTGCTGAGGAATATTCGGCTGGCTGTTAGTGATAGTGATCACTCCGGTAATGGGGTCTCTTTCACTGAGCTGTATACCGATACCAGCATCTAAATCGATCACTCCGCTGTTGGTAATGGTAACAGCTCCGGTCCCTGCATTCAGGGTGATACCTTGTCCTGCTGCGGCACTGATCACACCTAGATTGGTAAGTGTTACCCCACCCGTCGATTGGCTGACTCCGATCTGTCCTGCTGTGCCAGCTAGAGAAGTAACACCGCTGTTTGTAATAGTCAGAGTATCGGTAGTAGCATCTGTAGTCAATGTTATACCACTATTACCTTCGGCTATAGTCAGCGTATCAGTTCCATCATCTGCTTCAATATTATCTTGGCCTGCTACTGATATAAACTTAAAATAGTTTTCGTCTACTCTTAGTCCGCCGATAGTAGATCCTACTGGAAGGTTTACTGTGGTTCCTGTAGAAGTGATAACCGCATCGCCTAGATGTATACTTGAACCACTGAGCCACAGATCTCTCCAGCGTTTAGTGCTAGATCCCAGGTCGTAGAGTTCTGTGGTCCTAGGAACTAAGTTAGTACCAAGACTGGTAAAATCTACAGCGTCCCCACCTACGCTGGCATACAGCTCAGTAAAGTTATCATTGATAGTATCAAATGCTGATGCTATGTCGCTCCATATTATTGGAGCACTGCCTGGATTTATCTGTTGTTGTGACATTATGCTCTTCCTACGGCAACTTCTATAGTGCCAATGTGATCTGAATCATAGTTTTCTAAGGCTTTTCCTATGATAGTTCCTGCCTTAGCATCGCCCCCTACGCTGACAGCTACTCCAGGTATGCCCGATGTAACCATTAGATCTCCTTTTTGTATTTTACCTACTACACGGCAAGGAACTCGACCCTGTAGTGCTACTAATGTCTTGATCCCTGGACATGATTCATTCATTATCAAAGCAGCATTATCACTGACTACACCAGCGACTCTATGATCAGCTTTGACATCGGTTGTGGTTACTTCTTTCTCTCCGCCAAATACCATTACAGTTCCTACGGCGTATTCTTGATCTGCTTCGTAGTATTCTGCTAGGTCAGCATAAGTAGCCTGTAATGTTGAACCAGATGCAAGTGTAAATGTTCCAGTCATCACAGTAGGTGACGCTGTGCCTGTGATAGCACTAGCATTGATGGTTGAACAGGTTATTGGAGAATTACCAATACCATTTTGTGGACGGAATATGTGACCGTCGTTGTCATAGTAGTTTCGTTTATCTGTTGCTAATGTACCATCGCCTAACAGTATTGCGGCCTGATTTAAGTAACCGTAAAGCTGTACGACACCACCGCCGCCTGATGTTGTTGTATCTGCCAATAACTTAGTATCAATCTTAAACTGATTACCTGAAATTACTCTGGCTGCAAAGTCTCCATTGGCATCTCTCTTCACTAGCGTGTTTGCGGTATTATTCGAATCCGAGTCAATGACTTCGTAACTATCTGTTAAACCACTTCCGGTATCACCTGTGAAGCTGGTAGCATTTTTTCTTCTTAGGAATCCCACAGACGAGAAGTTTGATTTTTTAACAGCAAGTCCTTCGTCAACTACAGTGGCGAATGTCACTGCGGTAGGGGTGGCTGTTGTTGCTGTGCTGTTACCTACGACAGTGTCAGTCGGCAATTGTTGTATCTCGCCTAGAGCTACACCATTATCTTTTATTCCTACCCAACCGTCGGTTATGGTAAAGTTAGCACTGTCAAAACTAGCGACACCACTCGCTGCCTGTTTAGCAGCAGCATCACCTGTAGGAGCTGCTGCTGACGTAGTAGCCAAAGTCATCGAAAGTTTACTTTGGACTATGCCAGCGGTATCATTGACATCAGCGTTTAATATAACTCCTGGATTGATCTGTGCATCTACGGTATGTGCCGTGCTATCGATAGAAAAAGATAGATCTCCAACTACTGTAGAGTTTTGTACGATATTCCCAACACCTGTAAATGTCAAAACGTCTGCAGATCTAACATCACTGAAATCAGCATCCTGCCAATTGTCCCAGATCATGCTTCTCAGGTTGACTGCATCTTGATCATTTACTGGATTTTCTACGTTGAAGATCGTATTGTTTCCGAGATTCATATCCCCTTTCATAGCCAGCTGACCGTCTAAGGCCATGTATCCACCAGTGAAACCTGGTATGAGCGATGAAGAAGGAACTACTGATCCGTTGTGTGTGAGACCTAATCTTCTTTCTATATAGATTCTAGTAGCGTTTTCTGTAGGAACGCTATCAGTAGCATTGTCTGTCATTCCAGAGTCTGTTGAGAATTCACTGACAGGCACACCACGTTTAAATCCGATACCGTCTAGGTTACTCAGGGCGATCGCTGCCGAGAACGTTACCTGACCAGTACCTTGGTCAACCCGGAAATATGGACCGACGTTAAAGTTACCGAACTGGTCAGTGGTCACATAGAACACACGACCTACGCCTCTTTCCTGTGTT